AAGATGGTCGTCTTATAAATATTTAGAGAAAAAAACAAATAACTACCTTAAAAATGCAATTAAAAAATACGGTTGGGAAAACTTAGTTAAATCTGTGGTGCTTGTTGCTGATAAAGACTACTGCTTAGACATAGAAAAAAAATTGCGTCCGGCTGACAAAATAGGTTGGAACTTAGTGGTTGGTGGCGGTTACCCACCGGTATTGCGTGGGCCGAGACCTAATTGGCGTGGCCGTCCTGCATGGAACAAAGGCAAATCGGGTTTGCTTCGTCCTGAAACTTTGGAAAAGATGAGAAAGGCAAGGCTGGGTAAGCCGCCAGCAAACAAGGGAGTTCCTTTAACCGCTGAACAAAGAGAAAAGGTTTCAAAGGCGTTAAAGGGTCGAGTAAGCCCACGCAAAGGTGTTAAAGTTTCCGCTGAAATTATTGAAAAAATTGCTTCAAAGAATCGTGGTCGTGTTCAGTCTGCTGAAGAACGTGCGATGCGGTCTGTTCGGTTAAAAGGTATTAAAAAATCTGTTCCAATGTCAGATGAACATAGATTTAAACTTGGATTAAATTCCAAAGGCAAACGCTGGTATAACAATGGATTTAATATCGTTTTCTGTCGTGATGGTGAACAGCCTGAGGGCTACATCCTTGGCAGAGGTAAACGTACTTTTGTGAAGGAGAATTAACTTGTCCAAAATTGCATTGCAGGGGGATAGTGCAGGTACCGGCACTTTTACAATATCCGCACCAAATTCCAGCGCAAATCCAGTTCTTACGCTCCCAACCACATCGGGCACGGTAGTCGTTACAGGCGGGGCGCAGACCATTGAGTTTGCCGCAGGAAGCGCATCCACCCCGTCCATTACGTTTACCGGAGACACCAACACCGGCATATTCAGCCCCGGGGCCGACACGATTGCGTTTTCGGAGGGTGGCGCAGAAGCGGCACGGCTAGACTCAAGCGGAAATTTACTGGTTGGAACTACAACGGCTGTTCAAAAATTAACCGTCAACGGCTACGCCTCAGTCAACGGCAACAACATATCGGCTGACAACAGTCTAGGATTCCGCAACCGCATCATCAACGGAGATATGCGGATCGACCAAAGGAACGCTGGTGCTAGTGGAACTGCCGTCAATGTATACACAACAGATAGATTTAGATTTGCTGCTAGTCAAACATCTAAATTAACTTGGGGTCAAAATCTTAATTCTGTAACTCCGCCAGTTGGATTTAATAACTATCTTGGATTTAGTTCTTCATCTGCATATTCTGTAACTTCTGGTGACTTTTTCCTTGTGGATCAAAGAATAGAAGGATTTAACGTAGCTGATTTAGGGTGGGGAACTGCCAATGCAAAGACAGTCACCTTGTCATTTTGGGTTCGATCCAGTTTAACTGGAACTTTTGGCGGCGCTCTTACAAATTCCGCTGGAACCAGAAGTTATGCATTTACATACACAATTTCATCAGCAAATACTTGGGAACAAAAAACTATAACTATTGCTGGTGACACAAGTGGTACATGGCTAACAAATAATGGAATTGGAATTATTCTTCAGTTAAGCCTTGGGACAGGTTCAACTTATACTGGTACAGCAGGTGCTTGGGCTTCTGCATATTACATATCAGCCACAGGCGCAACTAGCGTAGTCGGAACCAACGGTGCAACTTTTTACATCACCGGAGTCCAACTAGAAGTAGGCTCTGTTGCCACCCCGTTTGAACGCAGAGATTATGGTCGTGAGTTGATTATGTGTCAGAGGTATTTTGTATCTCAGGGTGGGGAAGCCGTTTATGAACGATTCTTTAATGGTGTGTCTAGAATTGCAAGCACAACGCTTGGAAATGCCACTTATAATTTTCCAGTGACTATGCGAGCTGCTCCAACATTATCTACTATAAGTTTATCTTCCACACTTTTACAAGCATCCACACCAACAACTGTCGCAATTGATCAAGCAACAACAAGAAATATTACAATAAATATTACCGTTGCTTCTGGGTTAACCGCTAGCAGTGTGCAGGAATGGTATGCATCCAATTCGCTTGCGCCTAGAGTCCAACTTTCTGCGGAGCTATAAATGAAGCAATACAAATTACAGAATAGTTTGAATGGAACCCCTGTTGCTGTTGGCATTGTCGGGCAAGAAATATCTATTCCATTCGACCCTGCCAACACCGACTACGCAAACTTCAAGAAAGAAGTATTAGAAGGCGCAGAGTTACAAGACGCTGACGGTAATGTGATGTCTGCTAAAGCGGCACAAGAGTTTATCAAGGAGCTACCATAATGCCCTCAACCATACTCTCATTGGGAATTTATAAATGACCGCAAGGCTTGCCACAAATTGTAGCCATCTGTATCGAATAGTTGATACGGTGCGTGGCAATTTTTACATTGGCAAGCACGGCGGCAAAGAACAGAACGGTTACTGGGGTAGCGGTGTTCGGATTAAGCGTCACATCAAAAAATATGGCCTTCAGAACATGAAATACGAAATTATGGTAATTGCTGATGAGCAGTACATATTAGACTTGGAACGAAAGTATGTGACCAATGAATTCATCAAAGCCAATCCGCTCTGTCTCAACTTGTGCAAAGGTGGTTTAGGCGGAAATCTTGGTAACACTCCTTGGAACAAAGGAATGGTTTGGCCTGAAATGAGTGAGATGATGAGTAAAATCCATAAAGGAAATACTTATCGAAAAGGGTCTAAACATACGCAAGAATCAATAGAAAAAATGCGTCTTATTCACAAAACAAGGGTAAGAAAACCATTGTCTGAAAAAGGCAGAGAAGCAATTAGGCGTGTTCACTTGGGAATAAAACAGCCGGTATCACAGTGCCCTCATTGCCAAAAAACTGGCGGATATGTTGCAATGATACGTTGGCATTTTGAAAACTGTAAATTAAAGGAAAAGAATCATGCCCTCAGTTATTTTGAGTGACAATGGCGTATCCAGCGGTACGTCTGGTATCAAGACCACCGGCTCAAACGATGGAGCCTTAGCTCTACAGACCACCACCGCCGGGGGAACGGCCACCACTGCGATAAGTATTGATACGAGTCAGAGTGTCTCTTTTGTAAATAACATTACCGTCAATGGCCTTGTGATAGGGCGGGGCGCAGGCTCTGTTTCTACCAACGTAGCTCTTGGACCTAACGCTCTTGCAGCAAATACCACCGGCGCAAACAATACTGCCGTGGGTGCTAGTGCCTTGGATATTAATACAACGGGTGCAAATAACACCGCTGTTGGGTATGACGCTTTGGGAGCCAACACCACCTCATCTCGTCACACTGCCGTTGGTGTTCAGGCTGGTTATAGTGTTGCTACAAACGATGCTGTCACTGCCGTAGGTTACTTTGCTGGGTATTCAAATACAGGCGGTTTTGCAACTTTTTTTGGTAGAAATGCTGGTTATTTAAGCACTGCAGCAAAAGGAACAATGATTGGCGATGGTGCTGGCTCTGAAATTACAACTGGTGCAAGCAATACCATTTTAGGTCGCTACACAGGCAATCAAGACGGCCTCGACATCCGCACAGGAAGCAATTACATCGTGCTGTCGGATGGTGACGGTAACATTGGATTTAGCACAGTAAAAGCCGGTGGAACGCAATACAGTTGGGCGCTACCAGGAGCGGCTCACTATCAAGGCACAGGCATCACCTTCCCCGCAACCCAATCCGCATCCTCTAACGCAAACACGCTGGATGATTATGAGGAGGGGAGTTGGACTCCAACTATTTTTGGGTCTACAACCGCTGGAACCACAAATCATGTATCTCAACAGGGTTGGTATGTAAAAATTGGAAATACAGTAATTGTTGGTTTTTATGTGGATTACAATGCGGCAACTGGAACAGGTAATTTGTTAATTGGTGGCCTTCCTTTTGCTTCTGGAGGAGGTAGTAATTATTCAGCTGGTTCAATTATGACAGAGGCTCTTAACTGGGATAGTGGAACTATGGCTACTTTATATAAACCTCCCGGTACTACTAATTTTTCAATTTATCTTTCTGGAGACAATCTTAGTTGGACTACACAAACAATGGATGCTGCCGCAGCACTCTTGGGTGGCTGTGCTTATCAGGTTTAATTATCTGCATTGGACTGATGCAGACGGACTTTAACTAGGAGAATCAAATGGCAATTACCAAAGAGACAGTAGTAGACCAAATCACCGTAACCGAGAACGGCATCGTGCTATACCGTGAGGCCACTCGGATTATTGAGGACGGCAAAGTCTTAACACAGACCTACCACCGCACCTCGCTTACCCCCGGTCAGGACATCACAGGCCAGCCGGATAAAGTCGTGGCTATCTGCAATGCGGCTTGGACACCGGAAATTATTGCGGCTTATCAGGCACAGCAAGCGCAAGCCGCCGCTAATCGGCCCGGGGCGTAATCAATGGAGGAGTCCGTGGAAACAAGGTTAGCCGTTCATGAGGCCGTCTGCGCTCAGAGGTATGACCATATCTCCAAGCAGCTCGATGACGGCGATAAGCGCATGACGAAGATTGAATATCTTCTTTATGCCACGATCGTTGCGGTCTTATTTGGCCCCGGTGTGGCGGCTGAATTTATCAAGAAGATATTCGGACTCTGATGTGGGCTTTTGGGCGTTTACTTTCTTAGGAATTTTGCTTACCTTGATTGCTTTGTCCCTATATCCATGGAGCTTCTAAGTGTCTCAGTTGCCCGATCCGATCGACCCATCAAAGGTCGTTCAGACCGCTTTGGGCGGTATCAAGGAGGCGTTGAAGGCCGGCCGGGATATCAAGGAAACCGCCAGGGAGGTCAATACCTTTTTAGACGAGGAGGCCAAGGCTCGGGTCGCTTGGAGGCGCAAGCAACAAGAAGTCCAGCGTCGGGGCGACATGATGTACATCGACGCAATCAACGAATACAGGGTGCTTTACAACCTGCGGCGAAACAAAGAGGACGCGTTTCGGCAGATTGAAAAAGAGTTTGGCAAGCGAGCAGTAGATGAGGTTCAGGCGCTAGAACAAAGACTCAGGAAAGAGCGTAAGGATTTACAGAAAGAATTTGATTCAGACCGCCAAGAAACAAGGCGGGAGTGGTTGGTAATAGGACTTTTGGCATTGTTTCTTTATGCAGTCCTTAAAATGATGAAGGTTTGGTGATGGCTGACGAAAAACTCAACGCAAACGACACGCTATCCAAGGTGCTAGCTTACGTTGACTCGCCGTTTAAACTTTTTGCCCTGATCCTTATGGCAGTACTGGCTTTTGGTGGGTGGATGTTTTATGACAACAAAGACCTGATTGTTGGCGCCTATAAAGAACAGCAGAAACTGCCTGAGATTGCCGAAAGCCGAGTGGATGATGCTGCAGCCCACCTATTCAAACGCACTGATGCTCAGGTGGTTGCGGTATTCAAGGTTAATCCAATCCTCGGAACACGGGTGCTTTATCGGGCCTATACTAAGGAAGGCCGGGATAAGACTATAGAAGGGCTGGATGTCGGTCTGTTTACGAACAATCCAAATAACAACCGGGATGTCGTAGCGCTCATGGCAAACGAGATTCCGTGCGGGGACTATAAGACTGCCCAGTCCGAAGTTGGGCTTTGGTACATCGAAAAGGGTATGACTTACGGATGCCGAATCAGCATCCCACCAGAGCAAGATAGGTTTATTGGGCAGATTACAGTGGGCTGGTCTACTCAACCCGCCAATTTAGAAAATACTCGGGCGATGCTGACTATCGCCGCAACTATGTTATCGAAGGAGAAGAAATGATTCCTTTGGCCGCACTGATGAGCATCGGAGAAAAGGTGCTCGACAAGGTTTTACCCGATCCTGAAGCTAGAGCTCGCGCTCAGGCAGAGCTAGTAAAGATCCAGCAAGAGGGGCGTCTAGCAGAGCTTCAGGCCGACAACATTGAGGCTCAGGAGCTGACCAAGCGCCATGAAGCTGACATGAAGTCAGACTCTTGGCTGTCTAAAAATATTCGCCCAGGGGCGCTGATATTTATTCTGCTGACTTATACAACCTTTGGGTTGATGTCGGCCTGGGATTTGGAGGTAAATAACAATTACGTTGAGCTTCTTGGGCAGTGGGGGATGCTAATCATGTCCTTTTATTTTGGCGGCCGCACTCTTGAGAAGATTATGGATATGAAGGCTAAGAAATGAACCCGACTGACAAACTTTCGGAGAACTTTACCTATGAAGAACTTACTCGCTCGGATACGGCAGTTCGCCTCGGCGTTGACAATACGCCTAATGATGCTGAAATCGAAAATCTTAAAAGACTCGCCGCCCTCCTCCAAGAAGTCAAAAAAGCGATAGGCGGCAAACCGGTGATGATCAACAGTGCTTTCCGATCAAAACCGGTAAATGACGCTGTGGGGTCTAAAGACTCCTCTCAGCACCGGCTTGGCTGTGCGGCTGACCTTAGAGTTCCGGGGATGAAGCCACGGGAGGTGGTGGAAGCCTGCATAGCCGCCAAAGTGCCTTTCGACCAGATTATTTTGGAGTTCGACTCTTGGACGCATATTTCGGTGCCAAACACACCTCAGATGCAGCCTCGAGGCTCAACCCTGATAATTGACAAACAGGGAACTAGGGCCTTTTCATGACTTCAGCCGTTAAATCTGACCCGGGTAAATGGAAGCGGATTGTCGCCTCAGTGAAGGCCTCCGGTAAGGGGGGTTCGCCCGGTCAGTGGTCGGCTAGAAAAGCCCAGTTGGCCACCCAAAAGTACAAGGCCTCCGGAGGGGGTTACAAGGGCCCAAAACGGTCCGATAACAGCCTCTCCCAATGGTCTAAACAGGATTGGGGGACCAAGTCCGGAAAGCCCTCTACCCAGGGTCCTAAGGCTACTGGGGAGCGGTATCTGCCCAAGAAGGCCATTCAGAGCCTCTCCTCGGCCGAATACGCCGCCACTACCCGGGCTAAGCGGGAGGGGAAGGCCCAAGGTAAACAATTCGTCTCTCAGCCCAAGCGGATCGCTGAGAAGACCGCTAAATATAGGAGCTGGTAATGACTGTCGCCGCCGTTATGACCTATGACAGCCTGGTGGCCGATATCTCCTCCTACTTGGAGCGGACCGATCAGGCCACCCTAGAGAAGATCCCGACCTTCATCATGCTGGCCGAGCAGGTAATTGCCGCAGAAATCAAGTTTTTGGGCAACCTGACGGTCCAGCAGAGCACCATGGTGGCTACCCAACCGGTCATCGATAAGCCCGCCAGATGGCATAAAACGGTGTCTATGAACATCGTGGTCGCCGGGGAAAGGCGGCCGGTCCTCCTGAGGAAGTATGAGTACCTCCGGGAGTATTGGCCAAATCCTACGGATACGGATGTGCCCAAGTTTTACTGCGACTACGACTACACCCATTGGCTGGTCGCCCCCACTCCGGCCCAAGCTTATACCTTTGAGGTGCTTTATTACGAGCGGATTCAGCCCTTGGATTCCTCAAATCAGACCAATTGGTTCACGATCTACGCCCCGCAGGCCATGCTCTATGGAACCCTGCTGCAGGCCATGCCTTT